GGGGGGGGGTATTCCGCGCGCGGAATAGTTAGTATTACCCCCCCCCGGGGCTCACTCTCTGCCTTTTATACCCGAGCCCCTCTGAGCCCGAAAAATTTTTTACTATAAATAGCGCCCCCGGTCCCCCGTCCCCCGAATTAAATTCTTCCGGAAATGGCAACCCCCGCTTATCTCGCAGGAGCCGCACTACGGTACGGACTGACTGCTGGTGTACTGTACAAAGGAGCTATGGCTTTTCGCCGCCGTTTCAGACGCAGGGGTATGCGAAGGCGCTTTACGCCGCGCTCAGTCCTAGGCAAACGCGGCAGGGGTGCGACCTTTGGTTCCAATAAACGCGCTCGGTTTGGTCGCAGGTGGCAGGCGACCACCGCGCAGCGGCCGTTTTTCCTATCTAATCGCTTCCGCAGTCGCCGGGTCGGCGTAAGGCGATGGAGGGGTATACTGTGGCGCGATACGGCGTCTAAAACTCATTACCGTTCCGTCAAGACGGTTACTACCACGTGGAATCCGGTGGACCAAGTGGACCAGAATCAAGTGGCCTTGGATCAGATGACGTCGGGCCAGATGTTGTTGATTAACGACTCGCAGCCGTTTTGGTCTGTCAATGGCGGTCTTCAACCTAATGAAACAGGTGCTACGCTTCCTACCTTTGGCGACGGTGATATTATTTTACGGGGCGGTATGGCGTTCATAACGTTTTCCCCGAATACTTCTACCACGACGCCTCTTAGGATTAAAGTGTGGGTGGTCAGGGCTAACAAGAACCCTTCGCTGGCGACCTGGAACGCGATTACTACGGCTTCCAATCAGAACACCGCGTGGGATCCCTCCGTTGTTCCCGAGTTTCGGCAAGATTTCGGCAAAGTGTTGTTAGCGCGCGAGACGTTACTTAATCCCGGCGCGATGCCGGTGGAGTTTAAATGGAGACAGAATGTGCAGAAGATCGACCAACCCGTCTGGCAGGGCGTCGGCCCTGTTCCCGGCCCGCCGGAGCCGGCCGGTGACAGGTTTTACTGGATGTGGCAGATTATTCCTACCAACCTTCTGGGCACGCCTAGTGTTAGGGTTACCAGGGGATACAATCTTAGTTTTAGCGGTGACGCTTTGTAACTTAAATAGTAATAAATTGCTGAGGGAGGTACGAGCGCGAAGCGCGCAGTCCGACCGCTACCGGTGAAATTGTGATCACCCCAGATGTTTAGAATTTTGATTGTTTATTCGTTATTGATTAAGCGTGGGGGATTGTTAAGTAAGTGGCGTACATCCCATCTGTCCAGGCTTAACTTTGTTAAATCAGGCATGAAATTTGCAAAGACTATGACGTGAGGGGGAGGAAATAATTTGACACCTCCTTCATATTTCCCGCAAAAAATCAAGCCGTCCTTCAGTGATTCTATCGCCGAGTAACTCATCCCCCCTTCCGCCGTCCTCGGCAAATTGAAAATCACTTGTCTCGGGTCCCAGGTATTCTTGATGACCTGGTACGTGATGTCCTTCGCTGCCCCTGATGATACGAACATGGTGTGAGGCAGGTTCTTGACCATGTAGCGACAAAGTGCTGTCTTTCCGCAACCCCCCTCGGGGTCCATGTACCAAATGACGGACCTCATGTTAGGCTCCCCTCTGAGCTCCTCAAGTAGTGTTGATTGCCAACCATATAGATCCTCTTCTCGGACGATTCGTAGATCTCTGTCCTGAACCGTGTATCCGCACGAGAATACCCTGCCGCTACGTTTAGCAGGGTCCGAACAGTATCGGACTGACGCGGTAACGTCCTGAGTGCGTTCCCAGTGTATGCGTAGGTTCCATTGTTTGAGTGTTGAAAAAGCGACCTGGCTACGGAAATAGACGAATCCCTGGATATGGGGAGTGCCGTTCTCTCCGCGCTCCTCCTGAAGAACGTATTTGGCCTCGGTGACCACGGCGTGGTCCAAAATGGCAACCAGTTCCTGCTCTGTGTGGTTGTTAAGGGTGAAACACCATCCCCTGCTTCGCTCTCGTCGTCTGTTACGTCGTCGAACGCCTCCGGCGGGTAAGTCGGGGTCGGCGGCCGGTTCTCCTGGTTCCATAGTTGCGTGGGGCTCGCGTTCACCATGGATTTAACGGGACTGAGCCGGGGGGGGGTATTCCGCGCGCGGAATAGTTAGTATTACCCCCCCCCGGGGCTCACTCTCTGCCTTTTATACCCGAGCCCCTCTGAGCCCGAAAAATTTTTTACTATAAATAGCGCCCCCGG